CTGGTATAGGCGGTGTTCCTCAATACATGGTTCAGCCAGGCGTTTTCAAGCGCGTCACTGATAATTCCAGTTGTCATAGTTGCTCCTTACACAAAATCGTCATGACCGCCGCGCGGCTCCATGATTTCATCCACTATGATGACGTGTTCGGTGGGGATAGTCTGTGCTGCCACGCTTGCCTTGCAGCGTGCCAGTGCCTGCGGGCGTTTGTAAGTGGGGGTATAGACGGAGAGGAATGTCATATTGCCATCTCCGCCCAATCCTGCATGGTTCCAAGTACGTCAGCGTACATGGTGGCGTGCATAAATCGGTTGTGTTTGCTTTTGTTCTTGTCCCACTTGTGGACGTTCCAGCCGGGGTCAATAAACTGCGTTGCCTCATAATACGGCGTGGGTGCAGTATTCCGGCATGGTCGGTTGTCCGGGTCGTATCCCATCAGCGACATGGATGCCGCCTGTTCCCACCAGCCATGAAAACGATAGCGTTCCAGCCCCCATATTGCGTCCAGCATCGGGGTCATGGCTTGCGTCACGTACCAAATGCCGTGATTGGGGACTTCCCCGTCACCCGTCTGGTGCTTGACCATTGACTGCCAGTACTTCGGATCGTGCTGCCAGTCCTCCCGGCTGTCCACAATCACCACATCGGCGTCAATCCACAGGGCGGCGTCATAGTCTTTCAGTGCCTCTTGCAGCATCCGCACCTTGTACCAGCTGGGCGGGCGGGCTGTGCCAATTTTGTCAGCGACAATCACTTCATACCCGTGCCGGTTGGCAAAGCGCATGAATGACGGCAGAGCAACGTCCAGGTATTCGGCGTGCTTTCCTGTGCCAAATGTGCAGATGGCGCGCTTCATGCTGCCACCTTGCGGGTTGCAACCGTGTCATCCGCCAGCTGTTCGCCAATTTCATCCAGCACCGGCTTCCAGTATTTTTCTGTCACCCGGTCTGCATCGTAGGCAAGCGCACCCTCCCGCGCCCTGGAGCGGTAGTCCTGGTTGCCTTTCATCTGGTAGGCGGCTTCGTAGGCTTCAAGAATTGCCCCGGAGCGCGGGTAGTATTGGTAGGCTGCCAGGGGCGTCCAAAATGGTTCGGCGTCCGCCTTGCTGACTTTCCAGCCGGAGAAACAGAGTTCACCCATGCTTGTCCAGTCGCCCACAATCACCGGGCATCCGCAGGCTTGCGCTTCGAGGATGGGAATGCCAAAGCCCTCACCCATACTGACGAGGGTCTTGACATCAAATGCGTTGTACATCGCTGCCATGACGGCATCGGGGAAGCCCAGCATCTGCAAGTAGGGGTCGGGGAAGCCGTAGTCGCGCCCTTCCTGCAAGCCCAAAAAGCGCAGGTATTCGGGCAGGTTCACGCCTTCCATTTCCCCGCGCTCGCTGCGGTTGGTGTGGAGGTATAAAAAACAGTCGCCGTGCTTTTTCTGCAATTCGGCAAATGCCTTTAACTGCGGCATGAATGCTTTTCGGCTGGGTGTCCCTTTGTTCGCTGCGACCATGCCAACAATAAATTTATCCTGGGGGAATTCCACCGCTGCGCGGGCTTCCGCTTGATCCATTGGCTTGAATGTGTTGGTGTCGCAGCCGTGAGGGACATAGTAGCAGTCCAGCCCGGCATCGTGTACCATCTTTTCACCAAACCGGGAAAAGACAATCCGCTTGTAAGCTGCTGCCGCAGCGCGCTTGACGGGCGCGGGCAGGGGTTCACTGTCCACCGGGAACCAGGGAACCCAGGGGATGCCGTGAACGTTGAGTCGCGGGTCAATCACCCAGGCGTCAATCAGTGAGATGATAATGTCGGCATTGGCGTTCCTGGCGTGTGCGCTCATGATGTCCTGTCCGTAGGGCTGCAAGCCCTTTGGATAGATGGGCATCCCGTCCATATTCAAAATGGCACCTTCCAGTCCGTAAAATGCCGTGATGGATACCTTGTGTCCCAGGTCTTTGATGCGGCGCGCAAATAGCCGGGTCTGATTGCCATACCCGGAGGACGCCCAGGGTGCGTTGCTAAACCAGTTAATTCTCATCTGTGTCCTCTCTCACAAGCCTCCAAAGGACGCGGGGAAGCGGCGGGAGGAGGCACCGCTTGTCGGACGTACGATCCTATCCCCGCGCATAAGTCAAACCTTAAGCCGCCTTGCCCGTGACGTAGGACATGACGATGAACGTACCAGCGGGAACAGTCCCGGAGGTCTGGTCAAAGCCGATCCAGTAGTCATCGGCAACGTAAGCGGATGAAACAGTCAGTGCGCTAGGAACTCCAGCAGCGGTGACAACCGTTCCGGCAAAGCTGCCGATGGTGCCATTAACTGCCGGAGTGCCAACATCGGTCAAGGTCACCAGCACACCGCCAATGGCGGTGCCGCCACCTGGTCCCACAAGGTGAGCTTCCAGAACGGTGATGCCGCCGTACCCGTTGGGGACTTTCACCAGGGGCAGGTGGGTCGCGCCGTTATAGGAACCGAGCGAAAGTGTCGCGATATGAACGTCAGTCATTTCAGTTCTCCTTATGAAGTCGGAGCGGTGGCAGCGAAGGTCATCTTGACGCCCAAAGCAGGACGCCAGACACCATGCGCATACACGGCGGACATATTGAACTCGGTGCCGCGCCGGGAGGCGTTGCGCTCGGCTTCCACTTTGATGCCGCGCCGCCAGTCAATTGCCAGGGCAGTCGCAGGGAACACACCGCCGATAAAGTCGGAGTTGGTATCAGCAGCTGCAAACACCTGGTAGATGGGAACACCCATGAAGGTGGCAACCCAGCCGGTGCGGGTGATTTCCTCGGTCACACCAGGAGCCTGTGCCAGCGAAGAACCCGCAACGGATGCGGCTTTCGCAAGCACAGCCCACTGGTAGCCGTGAATCACGCAGGACAGCGGGACATTCGGGTTCTTGTTGGCGTTGCGCGCCTGGGCGATGGCAGCCGCGACGTAGCCCCAGGTGATGGCGGAACCGGACGCGCCGATGGAGCCACCGGAGAGGCTGGACAAGTCCCCGCACAAGTCGGATTCGACTTTTGCCAGGGCTGCCAGTGCCAGGTCGGTCTTTGCGTCAGCGATGATGTTTTCCGGCAGTTCGCTCTCCGCCCGAAGATCGGAAACGAAGTACTGCAAACCAATTTCACCAGGGGTGAGGGTTTGATCTGCGGTTGGCTTGAACGTAGTGGAATTCAGGTCTGTGTCTTCATCAATTGCGACAGCAGTGTTGCTACTGTAGTAGTAACCCACGCGCGGATTTCCACCGGACGAGTCCTGAAAGACTTTGATGAGACGCTGCATCGTGCCGCCCTCACGGACGGCAAAATACGCATCCTCTTGAATGTTGTTAGCGATAGCAGTTAAATCGCTATAAAGGTTGAGTGATGGCATGTTTTTACTCCTTGCCAGTTAAAATGCGCCGGAGTCGTTGATCTCGTGTTTCCGCTGGCTGGGTTGCAGCCCCCGGATTGGTGACAATGCCCGGCGATGGTTTGTTTGCAACAGGTTTGGGTAGTGCTTCCAGCATGGATTTCGCATCCGCTTCCATTTCCTCCGGTGTCTCACCGTGAATCCGGTCAGCCAATGCTGGGGGCAAACCCACGCTGGCAGCGACTTCTCGCCGCATCTGTGCCAGTGTTTGGTTCTTGACTTGCGCTTCGAGTTCTGCCAGGCGTTTGTTGGCTTTATCCAGTTCGGACATTTCCGCTTCCTCGCGCTTGCGCTTTTCCGCTTCCAATTCGTCCGCAGTCTTGGCGCGCTTGGTAAGTTCCCGGTTCTCTTTGCGCAGTTTTTCGATAAGAGCCATCGCCCGGTCACGGTCAAATTCTTCAGGCGCGGCTTGTTCGGCTGCCGTCTCGGTAGCCTGTTCCACTGTCTCGGTGGATTGTGTTACTTTTACTTCTTCGGTCATCTCGACTCCTTAAACAAAAACGGCGGCGGCTTGAGAGGATTGATTTTCCTCGCAAGCCACCGCCTGAATGGCGTTTGCCGCCTTTCCTATACGGCATGCGTCTCGCCTTCCGTATAGTGTTATTTGACTGTTGTTATGATAGCACGTTTCTGCTGTTTATACAAGTAGTGTGCTTGTCATTCTGGTATATTGCCACTAGTAGCGATAAACCAGACTAACAAATATTCCCCCATTAAACACAAAAGGCAGCGGGCTTTTACACTCACTGCCTTTTGCTGTGCTCCCTGTGTCAGCCTCGACTTATAGCACTTGGGAGGATTCCAGGGTATCCCATCTAGTGGGAAGCCCACGCGCCATTAAGCGCGCGCCCCGTACACCTCTAAACTCAATACATGAGTTATAACATAAATTATAACATTATTTACAAGTGAATACAATACACCAATATCAGGATGCCTCCTGGTTGGGCTTTTCCGTGCCGTCCTCATCGTAGAGGTGGATCAGCCCGGCGGGTGGAAGCCCTTGCCGTTTTGCTTCAGCCCGGATCAGATCGCGCATTAAAGCGGATACGGTCACCCGTTCCCGCTTTGCGAGGATGATTAATAGCTTCTCTTCCTCTTCAAATGCCCTGAAATGTAAATTCTTTCTACGTGTCATAAGCCATTTCCTTTGCCCCCTTTAACGAAAAAGGGACGCAACGGGTGCATCTCTGCACCAATGCTGTGCTCCCTTCGGCATCCCGCCTTATAGCACTTGGGAGGATTCTGAATCGCTATTTTTCACAGCATCCACGTCAATGACGTGATTCATACACCTCTAAACTCAATACATGAGTTATAACATAAATTATAACATTATTTACAAGTGAATACAATACACCAATATCAGGATGCCTCCTGGTTGGGCTTTTCCGTGCCGTCCTCATCGTAGAGGTGGATCAGCCCGGCGGGTGGAAGCCCCTGCCGCTTTGCTTCAGCCCGGACCAGGTCCCGGATTAAAGCGGACGCAGTCACCCCTTCCCGCTTACATAGAACCCGGATGATTCCCCGCTCTTCCTGTGAAACCCGGAAGTACATGTAATCTTTTCGTGCCATAATTCTCCTCCTTACGCAAACATTAGTTTTACTTTTCTTGTTTGTTTATCCCGCAGCGGCGTTCTATCGCCGCCACGATTGCCAGTAATGCCGCCCGGATCGCCATCCAGAACAGGCGTTCCTCCTCACTCATCCTGCACCAGGTCTTTCAGGGGCGTCTCAGTGCGCATGTGTCCAAATACGGTGTCATCCACCTGCCGCGATAATGCCCCAAACTCGAATTTACCGTCCTGCCAGGCGTCATGACGCCGCCCCCCCATCATCTCCCGTTGCCGTTGTTCGGACTGTTCCCGGAACCAGGTTTCCCCGCTTTTCTCCACCGGGTTGCCAAAGACGGTCAAAGGCAGTGCCACACATCGCCCGTTCCAGTGGTCGTCCAGCGGTTCATCAATGGGGTGTTCTGTGCCGTGCATGGATACGCAGGACAGGCAGGTGTCCCCGTCCAGTTCAGCGTACCATATCCAGCCCTTTACCACATCCGCATTGGCGGCGTAGGTTGCCCGGCTTGCTTCCCGGTGCGCCCACAGCATGGCGGTTCTTGCCGTTTTCATGCTGCTGGTGAGTTCCATGCCCCAGGTGCGGTTTAGCAGCCTGGATATTTCGTTGGGGCTGCGCCCCTGGGCGATACCCTGGACCAGTGCGCTGGCGATGTCCGGGGCGTGTTCGGAGATGCCAGCAATTCCCTTGTATAGCGGGCTGTCGTCCGACAGGAAGCCCAGCATGGTTTTAATTGCCCCGCTTGGCAGGCGCATGAAGTCCGCACTTATCTTCGTTTCCCCGGATGCCAGGATGCTGATGTAATTCCCGGCGTTCCTGCGCCCGGTGTCAATGCCCAGGTCTGCAAGCTGCCGGGTGATGTCCCTAGTCAGGGCTTCCATGTCGCGCAGTTCCACGCCGATCTGCGATAGCATGGAACGGTATTGCCCCAGCCGGGTGACTTCCCCCATTGTCAGGTCACGCCCGGCGGTTTCCAGCAGCAGGGCGTTGAGTTTGCCTTCTATGCGCTTGTATGCGTCATGGTATGCCCGCGCCAGCCGTGCGAGTGCTGCGGCGTCCTGCCGTTCCAGGGCTGCCTGGTATTGGGCGGCGGCTGACAGCACGTCCGGGAGATATGGCATTTACTGTCCTCCCTGGTTGAACAGCCGCAGAACAGCCGCACCCACGTTGTCACCGGCGGCGGCTTCCTCCTGCATCCGTTCCTGTTCGCTTTCCCAATCGTAGCCCCGCCGCTTACTGGCGGTCTGCTTGCTGACAAGCCCATTCCCCAGGTCGGAAGTCAGGACATTGATCTCCTCTTGCACGTTGGTGGGGAGGATGTCAGACCATACCACGTCCCCAGGGTCGGGGTTCATGCCGTTCATAGTCAGCAGCCGGCGGTTGATCTCCAACAGGGCTTCCCCGAATAGCAGCCGCTTGGTGTTGGTCTTGGCGATGAAGTCAGAGTACAAAACCCGCAGACCAAAGTTGGTGAGTGCGCCGATCTTGTCCTGGAGGCTGTCAATGTCCACCGTGCGGGTGATGTCAAACAATGCCTGGCGCACAAACGTCAGGAATTGCATCGAACCGGCAAGGTCGCCCAGCTGTTCCAGTTGCCGGATGTCCCCGTCTTTGCTGACGGATACCATTTCATCGGGTCCGACACGCAGTTTATCCGTTGCCCCCAGTCCCACGCCATAGCGCATCGGGTGTCCATAATAGCGGATGATCTTATTGAGGTTGCTGGCAAGGTAGTTCATCCTGTCCTGGACGGCAATCACGTCATCCGTCAGGTCGGGTTCGCCTGTGGCGTCATAGGGGTTCGGCAAGTTCTGCCAGTGGACAATCGGCGGGAAGTCGTAGCCCCACACATCGCGGGCAACTTCAATCCACCGCCCGCCGTAGCCGTGCATTTCTTCCGACACGATTTCCCAGCCGTTTTCGGTGATCTGGATGGTTTCACGCCGGGTCAATATCTTTTTGTCCAGCCCTTCCACCTGGTACTCGATGAGATACCGCCACACCATGTCCTTGTCTTCCGGCAGGGCATCCATGACAATAAATCCGGGGTTGAGTACCACCAGGCGGGGGTAGGTGATGCCGTCCTCGCCAACGATACCGTTCGGGATAATGCGGATGTAGCCGGTGCCGCCATCGGCAGCCGCCATGAGTGCGGATAGAATCAGCCGTTCTTTCCGGTTGGCTCTCCAGACCGCCTCGATGTAGATGTCCTCCGGCGTCTCGCCTTCTCCGGGCAGGTCAAACTCCACGCCGTCACCGATCACCGCGCTGATGCCGCGATCCACAATCAGCCCGGTGAAGTTCACCGTCATATTGTCGTCCGGCTGCCCTGGCTTCACCTTCAGCTGCGCTTTCTGCTTGCCATAGCGATAATTGACCGTAGTGCGCACATCCGCCAGCCGTCCGGCGATCCGCTCTGATAGCTGGTAAGATAATTTCTCAATCCATGTGTCAAATATACTCATTGTGTCACCATCCTGAAAAAGGGTCTTCAATCACAGTGATTGGCGGGTTGCCCGCCACCATATCCCACGCCATAGCCATCGCCATAACGGTATCATCGTGCATCCCCGCCGGGGCATTGTAAGTGATAGCCCCGGATGCGGTCTTTCTGCTTTCGTAGCTCAACAATTCCCCGGTCTGCACCGGGTCGTCAAGCACAGCAATTTGTTCGTGTTCGAAGGCTGCCATCAACTGCTGAATGATGGTAGCTTTTGTGGCATTAGTCGTGGTAAATGCCTCCACCCGCAAGCCGCGCGCCGCGAGGTGGTCGAACACCGGCGCGCCTATCGAATTGCCCTCTACCCGCATCCGGTCAAGCCGGAAGCGGGTATAGACCGCCGCCAGCCTGTCCTCTAATACGGGGTAGTCCACCCGGTTGAACCTGTCCAGGTAGACCTGCTGCTTGCTCTCCACATCCAGGACGCATACGGCGGTGTAGTCCGTTGCACTCGCAGGGTCTACTGCTGCAACGTATTGACGCCCCTCGATTGCCCGGTCTATCGGCTGCAAGCGGGCAGCCTCCTGGACGCGCCGAAAGACGCCGCCCTGGTCGTCTACAAACTCGGCAAGGTATTCCTGCCTGAATATGATGTCCGGCAACTCTCGCCGCGCCGCCTCCACTTCCGCCGGGTCAATGTATGGGTTATCGGCAGTAGGGAACGTCCAGGATTGCCAGCCATCCTCGCCATTGACGCCGCGCTGGTAGATTTCCCAAAACCAGTTGCGCCCCTTCGGGGTGGAGATGAACAAAGACCTGCCCTGTCTGTCAGATAGTGCCGGGCGGATTGCCTCCGTCCAGGCTTCACGGCTCATAAATGCCGCCTCATCCATGACGACAAAGTTCAATCCCTCACCGCGCAGGCTGTCGGGATTGTCAGCAGATCGTACCGCCACAAACCCACCGCCGGAAAACTCTACCACTCTATCCGCCAGTTTGATGGTCGCTCCTGGTACTCGGCGGGATAGTTGGCGCAGGGGACGCCAGCCCACCTCTGACATTTTGTAGTTGGGCGATACCCACCACGCCCGCCCGCCTGTGCTCGCTACGTCAAGGCATTCATTCACGCCCAGCCGGGTCTTTCCCCACCGCCTGCCAGCCGCCAGCACTTTGAACCGTGCCGGGCTGTTGTGTACCTCGACCTGCCCCGGGTGGGGGGCTGCTCTAATTTCCATTTTCCACATCATCCCATGTAACCCGGAAAGTGCTATCTGGCGAATTGGCAAGTTCAACTTTATCTGGCACCTTGCCAAATGCAACCTCAATGAATGCCCGTTGTAGCTGCGGGTTCTTGCTGGTCGCCCACTGGCGCAGGATTGCCTCCGCTACCGTCACGGTATGCCCGTTGATAACCAGCGGTTGCCCGCCGTTTTGCGCGGCCTCGTGGGCAATCTGTTGGGCCAGCTCCCGCAGCGCGTCAAACGAGCGCGGGCGGCCCTTGCGGTTGATTTGATGCCTGCGCTCTCCGAACCCGCCTTTACCAGTTGGATTAGACATGACTTGTACCGTCTTGTATAACTAGACCAGCCGCTTCCGGGATAATCCGTATTGCTCCCGTCGATTGGTTTATAACGCGGCGCGGCGTATCCAACACCCCAGACGAAAACAGCGCATCATAAGCTTGCTTCGTAGACAGCTTATCTTTATGCGTCAGCATACTAAACCAATAATCTGCCACTTCGCGCGTCGTTGCTAACTCTATTCCCATACGACAGGCAACGTGCTTGAATGGTGATGGCGCCCCGACAAGCACATGCCTGCTAAACATCCTCAATCTATCGTACCAGGCGCGCGTCTTTTTTATATCAATATAGTTGTCTGGGTTGATTGAACGCCGCTCTGTATATAGTGGCGTGTAATTTTGATATTGCAGATTATTGAACTCCAGGTGAACCAAACATTTGTTTTTCGACCGATCTAGCATATCTGACATGTCATCTATGTATCGCTCCCAAGCGTCGATTGGTTCGTATCCGGTAATATGGAACAGCTTGAGAGCGACATTATCAACCGTGCCCTTCTGCACAGCGGCAAAGATTTGGTTCCTGGTTATTGGCTTCCCGACGCGTTTGCGCGTCTCCTCTAACGCGAACTCAATCCCTAGGCGCACAACCCGCCCAGACACCGGTGCGCGTAAATAGTCTATTAACATCATATCTTTCGTTTGTGTATGAATATCGGTATCATATTCATTAGACGTTATCATCAGGTGGATACCACGTTTTTTCGCCTCGCGGATTGCCGCAGATATTAACGCGTCGTCCGCGTTCTGATGTTTATGCGTCCACGACGTGAAGCAAAACAGGCAGTTGTTTTTACATCCC